GGCGCGCGCGGTCAAGACGGTGCGCCTGGTGAGAAAGGCGAAAAGGGCGACCCCGGTGAGCGAGGCGCGGGCGGTCAACACGGTGCGCCGGGCGAGAAAGGCGAGCGCGGCGAGAAAGGCGATCGCGGCGAGCAGGGCGAGGCAGGTCCGCAGGGATTATCGGGCGAACGTGGCGAGCGCGGCGAGCAAGGACCGGTAGGCCCGCAGGGCGAACATGGCGAGCGTGGCGAGAAAGGCGATCCCGGAGTGCCAGGCGAACCGGGCGCACCAGGCAAGGATGGTGTTCGCGGCGCGCAAGGCGAACGCGGCGAACAGGGTGAGAAAGGTGATCCCGGCGAACAAGGCCAGAAAGGCGTTAAGGGCGATTCGGGCGAGAAGGGTGAGCGCGGCGAGCGGGGAGATTGCGGCGAGCGCGGCGAACGCGGTGAACAGGGCGCGAAAGGCGAGAAGGGCGAGCACGGCGATCGCGGCCTCGATGGAGCCCCCGGCGTAGATGGGAAGGATGGCGCGGAAGGTCCACAAGGCGCGCCCGGCACGCTTCCAATTGTCAAATCTTACGAGGATGGATCGGTCTACTATGCCGGCGACGTCGTCGTGCATGGAGGCGGCACGTGGCAGGCGAGACGAGATACCGGTTCAGCCCCGCCCGGCAAGCACTGGATCTGTCTCGCCGCCGCGGGCCATGATGCGCGCACGCCGTTCGTGCGCGGCACGTTCGATCCCGAAGCAACTCATGCCGCGCTCGACGTCGTCGCGGTCAACGGCAGCTCATTCATCGCGCGTAGAGATAATCCCGGCGAGTGCCCTGGTGAGGGATGGCAGCTTATCGCTGCTACGGGCAAGCGCGGCGTCGCCGGTCAAAAAGGCGACGCCGGCGATCGCGGTGCCAAGGGCGACCCCGGCACGAGCGGCGCGACGATCGTGAGCTGGCGCATCGATCGCAAGCACTATCGCGCCATCGCCAAGATGTCGGACGGTCGCGAGCTTCCCCTCGAGCTGCGCGAGCTCTTCGAGCAATTCCAGCACGATACCGAATGACGTCGTTGCAACAAGCAATCTTGCAGAACGCGCGTGTGGCCGAGCTCCGCGCCAATGCTAAGGAGGTCGCTACGCTTTGCAAGTCGCCGCCGGCGGTCGAGCTTCCCCGTTCCCCCACCGATCGCCGGCGGCTCTTAGCGCTGCTTGCCCGTGAGCGGCGTCGTAACGTGAGGCTGGTCGCGCTCTTGAAAGACTGAACGATGGCTGACGTCTTCGCAAAGGTCCTCGAGCCCGCGACCAGCTTCGCGTTTGTCACCACCGATGAGGTGCGAACGGCGCTCGGCATTCCGCCGGGCGACACCTCGATCACAGACGAGACGCTGCAATTCATGATCGACGCCGCGTCGGCGGAAATCTCAACGAGCTGCGATCGCGTCTTTGCCAAGGAAACAGTCGAGGAAATTTGGCGCTGCGTGGGCGAACCGTGCGACTGCGCTGACGCGGCATCTTCGCGACGCATCTGGCTCGGGCATTGGCCAGTGAAAGAGGCCGACATTGAGAGCGTCGAGGCGGGTGGCGTGATCCTCGATCCCTCGAGCTGGGAGCTCGAGGAAAGTTCGGGCAAGCTCGCGATCCGCAACAGTACCAGCGAGCCGATCGTCGTCACTTATACCGGCGGCTACGTGTTGCCTGACGAAGCGCCCTACGATCTCAAACACGTCGCGGTTCTACTCGTGCGGACGGCGCGCATGCAAAACATGCTGGCGGTAACGACCGGCAGCGGCATTCGATCGGTCGTGCATAAGGAATCGCGCGTCACCTATTTTTCGCCAAAGGACTTGACCGTGTTTCCGCCCGCTCTGGGCACTGGCGGTCTGACGTCGGCGGCTGGGCGCGGCCCCGTCGAAGCGTTGCTCATGCGCTACACGCGGCTATGGGCCTGACGTCATGACGATGGAAGTCGAGGTTCGCTGGAACGTGCCGCAGTACGATCCGATCGTGCGCGAGGCGGTCAACGAGGTGGCCAAGGACATTCGCGATCGCGCACGAATGGACATTCCGCGTGCCGGGCACTTCGGCAGTCGCTTCATCACCGGACTGCGCACGCACGTGAACAAGGTCGAGGGCGGCTATAAGATCGAGGTCGCGACCCGGCCGGCGTTTGCCAAGGTGTTCGAATACGGGGGCACGAGCGTCGGTCATCCGCTGTTGTGGATACCGGTCGCGCCCGACAGCAAACGCATCCGCGCGAAAGTCTATCCGCGGCTCTATGCCAAGCTTTACCGACCGCGCGGTAAGAATGTGCTGATCTCGACCAAAGACAAGAAAGTGAAATACGTCGGCGTCAGAAGCACGACCAATCGGCCGCGCTTTCACATTCGCCAGATCGCGATCGAAGAGGCGAACAAGTACGCCGAAAAAATGCTCAATGCCATCGACCAGGTCTGAATGGCGGTCGATTTCTCTACAGACGTCTATCTCGTCGCTTTCAACATCTTCGCCAGGCCGATCACGGTGACGCCGATCGCCAGTCAGCCGGGAGCACCGGCGTATGACAATCGCGGCATTCTCGACAGCAAAGAGATCGACGTTCTCACCGAGGAGGGCGGCATTTTCTCGGATTCGAAGGTGATCCTCGATATCCGCATGCTTGAATTTGCGGTGTTGCCGAGGCAAAGCGATCGCATCGATATCGCCTACTGGATGAATTCGCCGGGCGGCTCATTCGAAGTCGTTGATACTTCCGGCGTCGGCAACGCCGGCGGCGAGCTCACGCTCACGCTTAAGCAGCTCACCACTGCGAAACCATGACCAACGGCAACGGCGGCAATGGTTACACTGGCGTCACTGACGACAGTGGCCAGATCATTCGCGTCAACAGCGAGACGCTGATCATCAAGACCGGAATCCTCGAGCGGTTAAAGCTCGTCCCGCCATTCAATAATCCCGGAACCACATTCCGCAGCTCGCCAGCGCGCGCCGTGATGCCTGAGCATGTTCCCATGCTTGGCTGCTACCTGGTCGACGAGGCGCTGTCGCCCGATGGCGAGTTCAATTGCGCCGAGCCGAGATTCATCCACCGATTCGTGCTCGGCTTTTCCTACATCATTCAAGACAACGACACCGACACGATCGACGACACACTCGATGCCGCGCATCACTCGATCATGAAGCTTTTGCACGACCCGAAATGGCATTTCTTTCCGGTCGCGGACTCGCCGACGCCGGTGAGGATCGAAGGCATCACCGCCGGTTCACGCTCGCATCACTACGGCAATCTCGGCCCCAATCAGAATCTGATGCCAATCGCCGAGCTGCGCATGCAGATGACTTACTTCCATCGCACCTACTTCCTGCCGGTGATTACCGACCTGTTCAACCTCATGCACTTCACCGTCGTCTATCCATGGCCACAGGACCCTGCGCGGCAACCGATCGTCGCCGAGTGGGTGCTGCCGCAAGACGAACCAACGCCGCACAAGCAGGAGAAAGCAGATGGTTAATATCGTCATCAAACCGCATCCGATCTCGGGCAAGCCGCGCGCGCAAGAGACAGACTTCGAAGGCATCCCCAAAGTCGTGCGCGTGCTGCCGACATCGGACGCCGTTCGGAAGTTCATCAAGCACGGCGTGACGAAGGTCGGCTTTCTCGCCGAAGGCTCGGCAGAGTGGCCGTTCGATCAGTTCACGCGCAATCGCATCCGCGACGGCGACGTGACGATCGAGCAGGCGACCGAGCACGGCGCGCGCGCTTTGCCGCGATCGCGTCATTCGGAGTCGTCGAAGACTTAACGCTCGACGTTCTTTTTCCCGCCCGGACTCCGCGAACCAAAACGGCCTGAAGCCGCGGGACCACGGCCGCTCGGCCCGTCGTGACGACGCGCCCTTCCCTCAGATGGAGGTCCCTCCATGCCCATCAGCTTTGACAACATTCCGCAAAACTGGCGGATGCCGCTCTATTGGGTCGAAGTAGACCCCAGCATGGCCGGTCTGCCGATCGTGCGGAACCCGGCGCTGCTTGTTGGCTCGATGATCCCCGCTACGCCGCCACCGCCGACGGGCGTCGTCGCTGGCATCGGCGTTCCGAATGTGCCGATCCCGATCGGCACGCAAGCGCAAGCCGATCACTACTTCGGTCAAGGCTCCGAGATCGGCTGCATGGTGCAAGCGTTTCTGGCGAATAACTTTGCGCAGGAGATGTGGTGCTTGCCGGTCACCACGCCGGTAGGCGCGGTCGCGGCACATGGCGACATCACGTTTACATCGCCGGCAACCGAAGCCGGAATGCTCAACGTCTATATCGCCGGGCACTTGGTCGCCATCGTCGTCGGCACCACTGACACGACTGCGAACATCGCGACCAATCTCGCTGCCGCGATCAACAACAACGACGCGCTTCCGGTCTATGCCGTGGCGACGACGAACAAATGCACGATCACGTGCAAGACGCCGGGCGTCAATGGCAACGACATCAGCGTGTGGCTCAACTACTACGGCGCGATCGGCGGTCAGGAATTGCCGCCCGGCCTGGTCGTCACTCTGCCGGCGAACAACATGCTCTCTGGCGGCGCTGGCATCCCCGACTACACCGCCGGCATCGCCGCGCTTGGTGAGCAACAGTTTGAATATGTCGCGCTCGCCAACACCGACAGCAATACCCTGTTCATGTGGGAGCAGGAATAGGCTTCGGCGACACCGGGCGCTGGGGCTGGATGCGCCAGCTTTACGGTCACTTGTTCGCGGCCAAGCGCGACACCTATTCGAACCTGATCATCTGGGGCGCGACGCAAAACTCAGGCGTGCTCTCAGTGATGGCGGTCGAGCCGAATGCGCCGAGCCCGACCTATGAATGGGCTTGCGCCTACACTGCCAAAGCTGCGCGCGCTTTGACGAACGATCCGGCCCGTCCGCTGCAGACGCTCACGCTCGACAGCATCCTCCCGGCGAAGGGGAACGATCGCTTCAACTTGCCTGAGCTCAACAGTCTCTCGGGCGCCGGCATCGCCACACAACAAGCCAGTTTGACCAACGTCTCACACATCATGCGTGAGACCACCACCTATCAGCTCAATCTGTACGGACAGAGCGATGACGCCTATGAGCTCGTCACTACGCTCGCAACTTTGGCGAAGCTCATTCGCAATCAGCGTCAGGTCATCACGTCGAAATACCCAAGATATAAATTGGCGGATGACGGCACGCGCTTCGGTGTCGGTCAGAAGATCGTCACGCCGAAGGTCATCACGGCCGAGCTCGTCGCGCAGTATGCGATCGATGAGTTCAACGGTCTCGTAGAGAACTTGCAGGCATTCAAGGACCATCTCGTGGTTGAGAGGGACAACCAGGACCCCAACCGCCTGAACGTGCTCTATCCGCCTGATCTCGTGAATCAACTCCGCGTCTTCGCCGTGCTGGCACAATTCCGCCTGCAATACGACCGCGGCCAGGACCTCGAGATCATCAACTAATCCCCCAACGCAAGGAGACGCGACCCTCGCAGCGTAGCGCCGCGCAAGCGCGCGGCGCTTTCACTCGCCCCGTCGTGATGACGCGGCTTTCCTACAAAAGGAGCCAACTATGGCACAGAGAATCGCCGGAACGGCGTTCCTCAAAATCGACGGCAATCAGTATCCGTTGAGAGGAAATTTCACGGTCTCGCCCAGCTCACTCGAACGCACGATGCTCGCCGGTCAGGACTACGTCCACGGCTATCAAGAGCTCCCGCGCGTGCCGTGGATCGAGGGCGACGTCAGCACCACGCAAGAGGTCAGCCTCGAGACGCTCGAGCAGATGGTCGAGGTGACCGTCACCGCGGAGCTCGCGAATGAAAAAGTCTACGTCCTCAAAGAGGCGGCCTGCAAATCGGCGCTCGAGAACAACACCCGAGAGGGTCAGGTTCGCGTCCGCTGGGAAGGCACGAGCTGCGACGAGATCGGCTAAGCGCCGAGCTCGCGCAATTTGCGCGAGCGAAATTATCCAACTCATAAGGAAGCACTTCATGGCGGAGAATGAAACTGAAGCGCCTGCCGGTGGCGAAGCGCCTCCCCAGGCTAATGGCGTGCCAGCCAACGATCTGATGCTAACGTTGAGCAAGCCGATTCAGGCGCACGGCGAGGAAGTCAAGATCATCAAATGGCGGGAGCCGACCGCGGGCGATATCGAGCGCGCCGGCAACCCCATCATCCTCGAGGTGTTCGGGCTCGAGCAGCCGCGAGTCACGTTCGACGAAAAGAAAATGTCGGCGATGATCTCGACGCTGGCACAGATTCCGCCCTCGAGCGTGCGGCAAATTCCAGCGGGGGACT